CAATTGTTGCTGGTCATGTATTCAACCATGTTGCACAACAAAAGTGAGATGGATCCATCATTATCAGCTAAACAAATTCTACTCAAAATCTTGAAGATGGAACGAATCAAAGAAGATTCCACACGGATGTCAGGTGATGTATCAGAAGTTGCTGTTATATCTGATTACAAACCTCATGATTGGTCTCTCAGAGCTGTCAAAATTGGAACACACTTATTCAAGCAGAGACTAAAGAAGATTGGCAGAACTCCGACTGATCTAGACTTGTATCATCAGTTGTTGAGGACTGATCTTGAGGATCTGAGCACAACCAAGAGTTCACACAAAGGCTTCAACAGAAATTTTGTTCGATCAAAAGATGATGTCTCAGATCTTGGGAAAAGACAGAGGTGCTTTGAAAGACTCTTGCAGGAAGATTTTAAACATCCAAGGTTGGCTGACAATATCCCATATCTCCTGGATAAGATGGAAAATGAGAATGATTCCAGAGTGTTGGTTCAGTTATTTAAGAAAAACCAAATTGGTGGGACTAGAGAGATATTAATCCTTGATTTCATATCAAGATGTCTCATTCGAATTTTAGAAGATGCTTCGAGATTCTTTTGTTCGCTTCATCCATTTGAGATATTAACAAAGCCATCAATGAAAAATTATCTACTATCTGCACATAAGGCTGAATTGAACTCTCTGGAGGCAAGTAAGAGATTGTGTAGATACACGATATACTTATCTCTTGATAAAACAACCTGGTGTCAGCAGTTTGTGAATAGGGTGTTCATGGCCATGTATTCAGAATTAGTTCCAGAGCTTTCTGGTTTAATTGCATATATTCTCAATTGTCACACCAGGAAACATATGATGGTACCCATGGAGTTATTAAACTCAATGTTGAATACAAAACCTCATCACTTTGAAGATCCGAACTTGGTTCAGTTATTTAAGGAATTTCTGGATCCAGAAGAACAGCCCAGATACTTCATGGATGATGATCACCAATCATTCATAAAGAATAGAACCAACATGGGACAAGGAATTCTGCATTATACATCATCCTTATTACACTGTTGTGCTGCTGAATACTTTCTGATATCATTAAGGAAAAGGATGGAGGCCAATAAAATAATTGTTGTTGATACAGTGGGCATATCATCAGATGATTCTGGATTAATATTGAGCTTTATCGGTGAATCACTACCACTCAGCAAGATACTGGTTGACATTGATCAATTAATGGAAAGTACTGATAAACTATTTTGTATGAGAACTTCATATGAGAAAAGCACAATATCATTCAAGCCTTTGTTCGAGTTCAATTCTGTGTTCTACTCCAGCAATAATATATGTTCCCCATTGATCAAATTCATCTCGAGAGTCGTTGATGAGAATCCTGAAGAATCATTAAAGTCACGAGTTACCAGCAGGTATTCACAACTGAAGCAACTAAGAGATAATGGTGCAACTGGTGATTTGTGTGAGTTCTGTTCAACTGCTCAGACAATAGCTTTAGAAAGGACAAAGGGATTGGGAACCATGGATTTTTATCATGATTATGCAGATCTCATATTGAAGACTAAACTATCAATATTTGGATTTAAATATAATGAATTGGGCATATATGCAGGCTTAGTCCCAACCTCATTTTATGATTTCATATCTTGTAAGTATGATCAATACTCTGCGAACATATTTGCACATATCTGTAAGAGACCAGATCAGATGAGACCAATAATGGATGATGTGGGATTGATATATAGATTATGGCCCACTCATCTGCACTTCAAATCCTTAGAAGATCTTGGAATACCAGTAACCTTTGCTAAGGATATGCCATGTGATAAGCTGG